CATCCTTTACTTATTAAAGTATTGATTGCCGAAATTCCCGAGGCGTTGGGTACCGCGTTGGTTCCGCCTGAAATATTCAAATACCCATTATCGGAGGCCACAATCTCTGAGCTTAGCAACAACTCGTCAACTGAAGCCTGGCTCAACGCATTACCGCTTAGGTTCAGGTGAGCCGTTCCATAAGCCGGGTAAGGCGGAAACTTACCATGTCTATAAGTAGTGATGCCGGCGTTAACTAAATTAACAGTATGAGTCTTATTAAATGGGTCCTTCGATAGCCAGAAGGTTGCCCCATTGTAATTATACAAAGCCCACAGTCTGAGCTCAAAAACCGTTGGCTCATTAACCGTAAAAGCCTGGCTATAATTAAGCACACTGGCGTTGGTTTCGAGTAGAACCACACCATCCCGTATAATTTGCCACTTTGAATCTATTGCATTGCCATAAGTTGGGTGTCCAAAGGCACCATATTTTACAGCGTCAACAGCAAAAGTAAAGTCGTCGTTTGCCGTAAAGCTTAAGCCATCGGTTGGGTCTAAAGTGTAAGGATATCCCACGGTAGTAACTCCGTCGGCATCTATAATAATATCAACCTCTCCGGCGCTGGCGTATTGGTGCGTATAATCACCAGGGCCGGGCAATAACTCCCTGGCTCCGTCGCCCCAAAATATATAGGCGGGCTCTGTTCCGGCATAGGTAATCGTATTAACCACATCGCCACTGCCGTAAGTAATCCACCGCGTTGCCGCCGGGTTGGCGTCGGTAAGCTTCAGATTAAATAAATAGGCATGTTGCCCGCCTGAAGCTGGCGAATATTTGCCGGTAATCTCGGGCTCTTTAAACACAAGCATTCCTTTGCGATAATCGCCACGAACACTAAGTACAACCAACCCGGCGGCAAAAGCACTATTAAAGGCCTGCATTTTATCTACAAGCGCCTGCTTGCTGTCGGCCAGGCAAATACACTCAAAGGTGTAGTCCTGCTCTTTTAGCCTGATGTTATTAAAGTCAACGTCTACACCGCTTTTGTCTGCCCAAACGCGTTTACTTATACGTTGAGCCGCTCCATCGAGCAGCCCGGTAACTTTTATAACCTCAATGCCATTGGCGGCAAAAACATCGGTATTATTAATTAAGTATTGCATAGCTAAAATCCTGAATTTTGTAAAACGTCGCGGGTTTCTTTGGTGTATTTTTCAATGTTGCCCAGCTTTTTATCCATCTTGTTTAAAACGTCGAGGTGCTGACTGGCACTAATAACCAATTTCGCCAGGTCTACCCGCATGGCTCCGGTGTGCCCGGCCAATATATTTGCAGTTCCTTCCTGGATGTTTTTAACAGCTCCGGCGGTCGATTGCGAGTCGGTTCCGGCAAGCGCCGACGGGCTAAAAAGGTCGGGAAAATTCTCAACCATTGTTTTCCACTGTTCGTCCATTTCGGCAATCATGGCTAACCACTGCTGATTTAATGCGGTGCGTTCCTCGGCTGTAAGTCCATCGGCGTCGCGGCTGGCTTCGGCTAAACTCTCATACCATTGCGCAGCCTGCTCCATAATAAAGCGGTCTTTGAACTGGGCAACCAAAGCCTCGCGCATCACATCGTTCAGTCCTTCTCCAAAGCGTTTAATAAAGTCGTCGCCAGCAAGCTGGGCGTCGAGCCATATTTGGGCAATTTTATCGCCCAGCGAGCTGGCGGTTGTACCGGTAACCCGCTCATTCCACTCGTCCATCATTTGATTAAAAGCTTCGACAAGCCCTTCATAATGCTCCATGTCCTGGTTAATCATATCCCAGACATCACTTTGCAAGCTGTATCCGCTTTTAACTAAAGATTGAGCATAAGCATAGGCTTCTTCAACGCCGCTAACTTCAACCGAACCAATAGGCCCATTTTCGTCTGATACTGGCAAATAATAGGTTTTGTTTTCCAGCGCATTCTTTTGTGTGGTAATTTCATCTAAAGTTTTTCTAGTTAATTCGTCAGCCTTTAGCCCATTCAGTTGCTTTATTA